AAGGTCGGCCAGCTCACCGCCTCGCCGCCGACGATCAGTGCCGGCGAAAGCACGACCCTGTCATGGAGCGGCACGGGCGGCGCGCAATATGAAATAAAGTATCTGGATGTGGACGGCAACACCGTCACCGTGACGCACGTCAAGGGCGAACCGAACACGCCGCTGCCCGCGACCGGCACTTACACCATCGATGATCTGGAGCAGGACACGACCTTCTACCTGATCGTGACGCTGACCGTGCCGGGGCAGGACCAGCCGCTCCGTGCGACACGGTTTTTCCCGGTCATCGTCGCGCCGCTGCCGCCTGAGATAGAGTACTTCCGGCCGCAGGGCTGCACGGAGGCCGAATGCGTCATCTACGCGAGCGAGTTCACACTGGAGTGGCAGATACACCATGCCGTGGCGATGCAGTTGACGGCGCATGACTCCGCCGGAACGCGCGTCATAAATGTCCCGTGGGGCTCTACTACAAAAAAGATCGATCAGACTCAGCATGAAACAGAGTACGTGATGACAATCAAGAATCAGACAGGCATCGAACAACAGGCGACCGTCTCCGTGACGATGATCCCGCCCGTCCTCGTCGGCAGCATCGTGGCTTTCGCCGGGCCGAGCAATAACCTCTCGGCGGGCTGGCTCAACTGTAACGGGCAGGAGGTTTCGGGCGCGACCTATCCGCAGCTCCTCTCGCTCCTGCAGGAGACCTACGGCGTGCCCAAGACTTCCGGCAACGTCGTGCTGCCGGACCTGCGTGGGACCTTCCTGCGCGGCGTTGACCCGACCGGCGTGCTCGATCCTGATTACACGCAGCGTGTGTCTCCGGTCGCGGGGCAATCGACCGTGGTCGGGCCAATCGTCGGCAGCCGTCAGGGACCGCAGCTCCAGAATCACACACACAACTGGGATCGTAATTTTCAGCTCATCTCGCCCAGTGGAAGCGACCTCGCGGTACAGCTTGCTGAGGGCGGTACCAAAGCCCCGAATGCCGGCCGGCAGCCGACGACGAATAACGACGGCGGAGGAAACGAGACGCGGCCGGTGAACGTCTACGTCTACTATCTCATCTACGGCGGCGTCCCGCAGACTCAAGCGCAAGCGGAACCGCCGAAAAACTAGAAGGCTGATTGAGCCCCAGACCATCCGCGACGGAGGCCACACGATGAGTACACTTCTGAGCTATGCAGTTGCCACGGACCCAAACCCATTGCAGGTCAGCCCGCAGCCGAGCGACCCTTCGCTCGCCACGCTGACCATCATCGTCTCGAACGATACGCATCAGTTGATCGATTGCCAGAGCATCAGCTTCGACTTTTCGGTGGGGACGGATGCCAAAGATTTCTTCTCGGATGCGACGGGCATCGGGACTTCCGCGACGGAGGGCTGGAGCCTGTCGTCGCCGTCGGCCGGTGTCTTCACGGCGACGCCCGACACAGCGCAGAACGGCTCGATCGGAGCAGGCAGCTTGATCTTCGTGCTCTCGAACATCCTGGTCAACGCGCAGCCGGGCACGACCGACATGACCATCACGGAAGTGACCACTTCCAACACCGGCACGCTGGACATTCCGCTGGCGAAGTTTCCCCAGAAGTTCAAGGTCGGCGAGTTGATCGCCTCGCCGCCGACGATCAGCTCTGGCGGAAGCACGACTCTTTTCTGGAGCGGCACGAGCGGAGCGATCTACGAGATACAGTATCAGGTCGGCCCCGGCACGGTGACCATCTCGGACCTCAATGGCAATCCGGCCACGCCTTTGCCCTCCACCGGCGGTTACACGATCAATGGTATCGAGCAGAGCACGACCTTCTATCTGCTGGTGACTCTGAATTTGCCGGGGCTGGATCAGCCGCTGACCGCGACCCGGTTTTTCCCGGTCACGGTCGTCGCGCCGCCCTCCGTTCTGGTGGGCACCGTCGTGGCCTTCGCCGGGCCGCTGGATAACCTGCCGCCGGGCTGGATCTACTGCGCCGGGCAGGAGGTTTCGGGCGCGACCTATCCGCAACTGGTGACGCTTCTGGGAACGATCTACGGCACGCCGCAGACCGCAGGCAATGTCGTCGTGCCTAACTACATGGGACTCTTTCTGCGCGGCGTGGACACGGAGGGCGCGCTTGATTTCGATTGCCAGCAGCGCGAGAGTCCGATCGCGGGAAATCCGACCGTGGTCGGCCCGGTCATCGGCAGCCGCCAGGGCTCGCAGGTGGCGAATCACAATCACCCTATTTTCTTAGGCAGCGGGACCAGCGAATACATGGGAGGTGACGACAACATTATGATTAATTCCGGCAACCCCGTGCCGGCCGTAAGAAGCGAGACGCGGCCGGTCAACGCCTACATCTACTATCTGATCTACGGCGGCGTTCCACAGGCTTAACAGCAATTCCACATTGGAGGCCAAACGATGAGCACGACACTTCTGAGCTATGCAGTTGCCACAAACCCGGACCCGATCCAGAGCAGTCAGCCGCAGGCCCAGCCTTCGCTCGTGACGCTGACCATCGTCGTCTCGAACAATACACACCAGTTGATTCAATGTAAGAGCATCGTCTTCACCCTTCCGGTCGGCGTGAACGCCAAAGAACTCTACAGCGACATCTCCGGCATCATGACCACCGCGCCGGTCGGCTGGAGCATGACACAGATCGCCGGCGGCAACTTTCAGGCAGTGCCCGACACGTCCGGTGATGGCAACATCGGAGGCGCGGGGCTGGTCTTCGTGTTCTCGAACATACAGGTCAACGAGCAGCCCGGGACCTTCGCGCTGACGATTGTCGAAAACGCCGGGCAGCAGGCCGGCACGACCAACATTTTGCTGGCGAAGTTCCCGCCGCAATCTTAAAGGGAGTGATTGTCAGATGAGCGATCCACTTCTGAGCTACGCGGTGCAGTCTTCATCACAATGCAGGAGAAGCCATGACGAAATATGATTTGCCTTTGGATGAAGACCCGACCGCGCAGGTCACGGCCGTCATCAACCAGATGGTGCCGGTCGGCACGATCATCAGCTACGGCGGCAAGGCCGATAGCTTTCCGCCCGGCTGGCTCCCCTGCGACGGCTCGACCTTCGATCAGGATCAGTATCCGGACCTCTATGTGGCGCTGGGCAACACCAACACTGTGCCGGACCTGGGCGGATATTTTCTGCGCGGGCTGGACCCGTCGGGCAAGGTTGACCCGGACGGAGCTGGGCGCGACACGCTCTCTGTGCAGGAGGATGAGTTCGCGGGTCACACCCACGACATCCAAAGCATGGCTACCTATGGCAACGATCCTTATAAGGGCGGTGACCCGCCGGGCGTGCCGTGGTGTGAAGACCTGGCGGGAGCCCAGACTACGACCAACACGGGCGGCAACGAGACTCGCCCTAAGAACGTGGCCGTCCTCTATCTCATCTTCGCCGGTCTGCCGCAACAGTGAAAGAGGCGCAGCCAATGGAGAACGCCATGAGCAACTATGATTCGCCTTCGGATAACAATCCGACCGCACAAGCCATTGCGGTGATCGTTCAGGTGATGCCGGTCGGCACGATCATCAGCTACGGCGGCAGCACGAACAGCTTCCCGCTCGGCTGGTTGCTGTGCGACGGCTCGACCTTCGATCAAACGCAGTATCCGGAGCTCTACAAGGAGCTGGGCCAGTCCAACAAGCTGCCCAACCTCAGTGGATATTTTCTGCGCGGTCTGGACACGTCCGGGACGATAGATCCGAACGGGGCTGGCCGCAAGATTCTGTCTGTGCAGGGAGATGAATTCGCGAGCCACACGCATGTCGTCAAGCATATGGCACAGCCGCCCAGCGGCGAGATCTTTGCTGCGGGTGACTGGCCCGCGGTTCCCGGCGTGCAGGACGTGACCAGTGAGAGCGCTGGGAACGGCAACGAGACCCGCCCGAAAAATGTGGCCGTCCTCTATCTCATTTTCGCCGGCCTGCCGCAGCACTGAGACGAGAGTTTGAAAGGAGAGAACAAGAGATGTGCGATACGTCCACGCTTCTGAGCTATGCCGTTTCCGCGAATCAGAATCCGATTCAGGCCAGCCCGCAGGAGGGCAACCCTTCACTCGTGACGCTGATGATCGTCGTCTCGAACAGCACGCATCAGTTGATCGATTGCCAGAGCATCAGCTTCGGTTTTGTGCAGGGCACGGATGCCAAAGACTTCTTCTCGGATCCAACCGGCATCGGAACCAACGCGCCGGAGGGGTGGACGATCACGCAGGACGGAGCGCTCTTTACCGCAACCCCCGACACGGCGCAGGACGGAAAGCTGGGCTCTACCGGATTGACCTTCGTGCTCTCCAAGATCCAGGTCAACGAGCAGGTGGGCACGACCCAGATGACGGTCACCGAAGTCACCACGGACAACACGGGCACGCTCCTGATTCCGCTGGCGAAGTTTCCGCCGCAATTCACGGTCGGGCAGCTCAACGCCGATCCGGTCTCGGTCGAGCAGGGACAGAGCACCACGCTCTCATGGAACTGCAGCAGCGGAGCGGTCTACGAACTCCAGTACCTTGACGCCGACAGCAACACCGTGACCATCAGTAAGACGAAGGAGGGTCAGCTCCTGCCCGCGGTGGGCAGCTATACGGTCGAGAATCTACAGGTCAACCCGACCATCTTTTATCTGATCGTCACGCTGACGGTGGAGGGACAGGAAGCGCCGGTGGTCTTCGACAACTGGTTCCCGGTGTCCGTCTCGATCCCTTTAGTGAAGATCAACAGCTTCACTGCGAGCACGCAGACGGTGGACTATCCGGGCGACAGCGTGACCTTTACCTGGGACG